TGGGTGGGACTTTTGGCCTTTATGAATACTTGGCAGAGCAACCTTATTTGCAGGGTCTTGCAGAAATTGCCAAAGTGCTTGGCATGGGCAAAGCCGGTGCAAACGAAGATGAAAAAATTAAAAAAGGCATTGAACAAATAATTAAACAGGCCGGTAGTTTTGCCATTGGCGGCTCACCCGCTGGTGCTTATAGCTCGATGATTGCTGGTTTTGAGCGGCTGTCTGACCCGACCAACCGGGACACCCGCGCCAGCCCCGAGCTGTCCATGGGCATGCGCGGCTTTGTTGAGGCGTTTAACAAGTACAAGTCGCGCATCCCGTACTTCAATGCAGACTTGCCAGAAGTGTTAAACCTGTGGGGCGATGCGACCAAGTCTGGCACGGGTGCAGTCTATGAGTTGGTGCTGCCAACTAGGGTCACATCCCAGCAGTTCTCGGAGGTCGATGACTTGTTGGTGCGGATGGGCTCACCCATTGGCATGCCCGACCGCAAGATCGAAGGCGTTGAGATGGATGCGTTCCAATACAACCGATTGTTGACTATCTACGGTAAAGAGTTGCCGTCGAAGACTGAGATCCTGACCATCATGCAGACCCCGGGCTTTGATCTGCAATCGCTGGATGATCAGCAGAAGACGGTGCAGCGCGTGCATTCCAAATACATGGACGCAGCCAAAGACCAGCTCAAAATAGAAGAGCCTAGCCTACAGTCAAAAATTGATGAGATGCAAGAGCTTAAAAAAGCCAACGGTCTCTACTACAAACCTTGACAAAATCGTACAATTAGCAATCGGAAGGACTGAATTATGGCCATACCAATCAGCAATGTGACCCGTAGGCAGGTCTATGCACCCAGTGGATCTGGTGGCATTGGCCCCTATGCGTTCACATTTGAGATCTTGGCCGCCACAGACATTGCCGTCTACAAAGATGACACGCTGCTGACGCTGACCACCCACTACACGGTGACGATCAACGCCAACGGCACAGGCTCGGTGACCATCACTACTGCTGGCCTGGCGCTGGCACCTGCCTCACCCACACAATACGCCATTGTTGGCAACCGCACCATTGCCAGGGCAACCGACTTTACCACCGGCGGCGACTTCTTTGCGAACACGCTGAACGACGAGCTCGATCAGCAGACCATCTTTGCACAGCAGAATGCCGAGGGTGTCAACCGCTCACTGCAAGCACCACAGACCGACCCGACCAACATCGACATGACCCTGCCACGGTCATCTGTCAGGGCTGGTAAGTTATTGGCATTTGATTCATCTGGCAACCCAGAGGCGACTGAAACTATCGGCAGCAACAGGGGCAACTGGGCAGCTGGTGTTCTGTACTTTAAGCGCGACCTTGTCAAAGACACATCGACCAGCAACATTTTCCAGGTCAATACGGAGCACACATCGGTTGGTGCGCAACCACTGACCAGCAACGCTGAAGCTGCCAAGTACACCGTGCTGGTAGACGCAGCAGCAGCAAGTACATCAGCCACGGCAGCGGCGGCCTCGGCCTCGGCAGCGGCCACCAGCGCCAGCACTGCAACGACACAGGCCACCAACGCAGGCACATCAGCAACATCAGCGGCAACCAGTGCGACCACCGCGCAGTCTGCACAGACGGCAGCAGAGAGCGCCAGAGACCAGACACTGGCGAGCTTTGATTCGTTTGATGATCGCTACCTGGGCGCAAAGACTTCAGACCCTACGCTGGACAACGATGGCAATGCCCTGCTCGGCGGCGCTCTGTATTTCAACAGCGTCAGCGGGACAATGAAGGTCTACACAGGAAGCGCCTGGGTTGCTGCTTATGTCAGCGGCACAGACTTCCTCGCCCTCAGTGGCGGCACGATGACGGGCACGATCACATTTGCAGGCGGGCAGACATTTTCTGGAGTTCAAGCAACCCTGGTGTCTGGCACAAACATAAAAACCATCAATGGTTCATCAGTGCTTGGCAGTGGTAATCTTGTAATTGAAGGCTTCACTCTTGCCCAAGCTCAAGCAACGGCACTCTGTTTTTAAAGGACTAAATCATGGCTAATACTTTTACCGCTGCGTTTGCGCAAACACCCAAGACAGCTTCCGCCGTAGCCACTGGCGTTGCTGGGACAATCACAGGTGATGCACCAACCAACACTGTTTTGCTTTGCACAGCAGGCGTGAACGGCGCAATCCTGACTCGTCTGTGGGCTATTCCACGCGCAACTGTTACGGCTTCTTCGTTGATTATCTGGATTAGCAGCGACACTGGCACAACTAAGCGCATTAAAGATTCCGTGCTAATGCCAGCTCAAACTGTTGCTACAACAACTGCGATCACAAATACACAGTTCACTAACTACACAGAAACAACCCCTCTGCGTTTACAAGCTGGTGATCAAATCTATATTGGTTCACAAGTAGCATTAGCCAGCGGTATTGTGTTCTCTGCCGAATACACAGACTTCTGATCGGAGTTCTGATGCCATATCCTTACGGAACACAAAATGCACCAGTGGTCGGAAACGGCCTTGGTGGACTGCCGCGCCGCGCTACGGTAACTGTGTCCACCGCCAAACAGTACCCAGTGAAACTGCAAGCGGTGGGCAACACTATTACCTATAGCGGTAGTACAAGCGCCCCCACACTTTTAAGCCAACCTATTTCAACGGGAGCCAGAACTGGTGCGTTGCTTTTTCGCGCAAATACCACTGCGCAATATGGTGCTCCTAAAGGTTTTTCTTTCGACGTAAATGTCGGTATGTTGAGTTGGGCGACAAACGGAACGCAAGGAACCTCAAGTAACGAGTTAATGTCTGGGCAAGCTTTTGCCGGTGGTATGGCTTACTTTGATAGCACCGGAACTGCTGGAGCAATTTATGTTGCCACCACAAACGGTACAGACACATTTGTAACAACGCTAACAACCGTCCCTTCATCTGGAACTCTTAGCGGAGGTGAGTCTTATAGCAGTTTGACGGTTGTGAAGGGAATGAATTCAGATGACGGCCGTTACCCACGTTGTTTCGATGCTTATGGCAACATGGTAATACTTTATAGAGCTACTATTTCTGCGGCGTCTTGGCTTTGCGCTTTTGTCATCAATGCAGGCGGAACAATTATAAACAGCCGAAAACTATTTGTATTGGATAGCACCGGAGCTTCATACAATTCATCAGACTTCTGGATTATTCGATCTGGTATTGGATTCGTTATTGCCGCCAATTACCGTGACACAACAAGCCGTATGAACATCTGGAACGCAAACTCAGATTTCACTACGGTTACAGCTATTGGCCCCTCTAGCACATATACGATGCCAAGTGGAGGAGCGCCGCAAACTAGCACCTTCAACAATAGCTCTACTACTGTGGCAATTTCGGCGTATACATCAGACGGTATTGGAAAAATATGGGGCGCAGCGTTAAATACAAATGGCGCGGCCATTGAACACTCGTCCACCCCTGCGCTTGTAACTATTAACGCATATTCATCGCTTCATCAGTATGGATTGCCAGCATTCTTTGACCCTGCAAACAACTTTTACTACGGTTCGTCTCAATCTACTACGGGTTTTCCAACAAGTAATAACTCCGCAAGTGATATGCAAATGGGGGTTGCTTATGGGGTGGGTGCTGCAATGGGTGATTCTAATATGGCAGTAGTTCTTCAGCAGCCGATTGCCGCAGCATCTACGGACTCCAATCCAAACGGCATTAGCGGCTCGACAATTGGTTATCTTGGTAACGGCTACTGGGCGTGCGTGTGGTCTGTGCAAACAATAAATACATTGAACGCAAGATTGTTTAAGGAAGTGTGATGATTAAAGTACAAAACGGAATTGCTTCACGCACTGAACTACCCGCATTCTTGCGTGGCCTTGCGCCTGAGTCACTGCTTGATCTAACTTGGACTGATCCTGCTCTTGGTGTGCAAGATTTGGCTTGGTGGCCAGAGGAAAATCAAACGCAACCGCTTGGCAAAAACGAGAAATACGGTGATGAAGTTTTAACTGTTGATGCTGAACGCAAAGTTGTTATGTCTTATCGTACGGTTATCCAAATGACTCAAGAAGAAATTAATGTACGGGTTGCCGCGCAAGAAGCCGAAAAGCAACAACACGTTAATGAAATAACAGAGCGGATTGCATTGTTACAAACGCAGCTTACGCAACTTACACAGGAATAATAAATGTCTGACACAGATTGCCGACAGCATCGCAGACAAAGTTGGCCTAAGCAGCCTTAAGGTAAAAAATGAGCGACCACGA